CTGTCTCAGTTAATTCACTATCAATCTCGATTCGTAACTTCATCCTATCTCCTTTCTGCATCTACTATACCAAAGCCCAGAAGACTTTACAAGGGCAAAAAAGCAAGTGGTCACTTTTAGCCCGTAAGTGGTTACGAGCCCAAGCCCACTTGCTTTGCTTCTTACAAAATAAAGAAAAGAATTCCCAAGAGGAGACCACAGGCGTAGCCAACTAAAACATCCTTGGGATAATGAACGCCTCCTAAGACCCGGACCAGACCGAGAAGAACTGATAATACTAATAAAATCAACCCTACAGGCAGATTTGCGTGCAGACAAGCCATGGAAATGATGGTTGCCGAAAAGACATGGCGACTGGGCATTGAATTGCCAGAACTGTCCTTGTCTAGTAGCGGGATAATTCCCCAAGCTTCATAAGGACGTGGTTGATTGATCCACTTGCGAACAAGCGTCAATAGGATAAAGCCCAATGCTGGCACCATGATATAAGTAGCAAATTCTTTCCCCAAGCCTTTGCTGATAAAGTTTGCTCCCAGTAAGGTCAAGTATGCCAAGGGCATCAGAACTGTCATCATGCGATTAAAGACTCGCATCAGTTGTAATCCTTGTGGATGTCGAAGAAGACTTGATTTCCTCTTGTCATACCACTCTTGATAGTTTTTCATATATTTTCTCGTTATTTTTAGATTTTACACAAGAAGCCTACTAGCTTCTCCTACTCTAGTATAGTTCAGAAAAAGAAGGCCGTCAAGCCTTCTTTGGGTTTATTCTTCTACTTCATCTTCTGTAAATTGACTATTGTAGAGGTCAGCATAGAAACCACCCTGAGCCATAAGCTCTTCATGATTGCCTTGCTCAATGATATTTCCATCCTTCATAACCAAAATTAAGTCGGCATTACGAATAGTTGACAATGACTGCCACCACTACTGCCCAAATCTAGTATTCTAACTTGCCAAGGATTTTCCCAATGGCCCAAATAGCCATGATAGGACCACGAGTGACCACTTGGAGTCCCATGGTAAAGAGCATTTGAATCTGCGTGATATCATTAGTCGTCCGAGTCAATAGACTGGAGATTGAAAAACGTTTAAAGACCAACATCGGTTTATCCATTCTTTCTCCCTTCTAAGTAAAAATAGTTCTCATAAGAACATTTAAGTTTCAATGAGAACTATCTAAGCAGTAATTGACATCAGCTCTTATTTTATCTATAATAAACACTATCTCACACCTATAAGAATACACCCTGATTAGAAATGAGAAACTCACAAATGAAACATAAAGAAGAAAAAATTTTAGGAATCTTTGCCATCATCTTTGGAACTCTGGCCCTTCTTGGTTCCTGGCTACCAATCATTAGCATTCTAGCGTTTTTCTTTGCCATTATTGCTATCGCCCTAGGAGTTTTTGGTATCGGCCTTAATCTCAAAAATCGTAAAATATTGGCTATTATCGGAACGAGCCTAGGTATTCTATCCATTTTTCTTGTCTTAATGACGCAAGTATTACCTTCTGGTGTCTTTACTGACTTGGCTAAAAACTTTCGACACCCATATAGAAGTCTGACCTCTTTAACAGAAAATGAGGAATTTGGAAAATTACCAGATTATAGACCAGATGAAGAGGATATCGAAGATACTGATACCTTCTCTTGGACCCAGGAACAGTTTGATGCTTTGATAGAGGGAGACACTGCAAACAGAGGAAAAGGCGGCTCCAACTACAAAGATATCATCAGCAAGCATGGATTACCAGATTCTGAAATTGAGTCAACCTCAGGTGATTACGACATTAAGAAAATCACCTATCTATCCCTCGGTTCAAACACCAAGACAGTCGTACTCACTTTCGCAAAGCAGGAAAACGGCCAGTTTCTTCTCATCCGTAAATTTTCCCTAGGCTTGGATAGAAAAGAGCAAACTGATGATGGAGTGAAAGTTTAACATAACAAAAAAGCGAACAGCTATTAAGCCTGTTCGCTTTTCTATTAGAATCCATCTACTTTTAAAAATGCTATTACATATATTTACATCAAATTCCTATATATTATAAAATCGCTACATTTTCAGCTTTAAAATAATTGTTTTTACATCGTTTTACATAAGTTTACGACATTTTTGCCCCTTTTTTGCCCCCTTATTTTTTAAAAAAAAATCATCAAATAAGTTTAAAAAGAAGCCACTCAAAGTCAAAACAAATAAGCTAGTAGTCAAAATAAACTTGCACATCGAATTTGGATAGTGAGAAATCACTATCCACCCCTTTTGGGGTGGACTTAAATTATAACAGGAAAAACAATGAAAGTAAATCTTTAAATTAGAAAAACTACTTTCGTAGCAACAGAAAAAACCGCAAGCTACTGCCTGCGGTTTCTGTGTGTATAATTAATTTGTTCTTTCTATTTGATTTTTTTATTTTAGCTATTTATCTGTGATAGTAATTAAACCATCAGGTTCAACCGTGAACGCTGGTTTTTCATCCAAGCGACCGTCAGGAAGAAGTAGGTACCAGCCATCATTGTACTTAATGAAAGTATCTGATTTCATGTCACCATTGACTGAATCACAGTAGTACCAGTTATCGTAGTATTTAATCCAGCCAATTTGCATAGAACCATCACGATTGAAGTAATACCATTTATCTGCAATTTTCTTCCATGCTGTAGCCATATACCCGTCCTTGTCGAACCAGTACCAGAACCCGTCGTTATGTTTCAACCAACGGTCAGCGTACATGTAACCATCTGCATCAAAGTAGAACCACGACTTATTCTCTTCGATATATTCGAATCGATCTTTAGGAAGTGTCCCGTTTGGTCGCACAAACCAATAGCCCTTGTCGTTCTTCTGCCAACCTCTCTTGATTTCTTCAGGATTTGAATTAGAATTAGTCAAGCGATAAGCGTAGAAGTATGGTGATCCTGCAGAATACCAAATATCGTCATGGTCGTTAACAGTAATACCATTACGTGCATAGTTACAGTGGATGATATTATCACTGTCTACAAACATACCTGTATGGCCACCTGCACCACTAGAGTACCCACGACGACCCCAAATAAAGATATCCCCACGCTTAGCATCCCAAGGTTGGTTCTCAGAGATGAGCTCATAACCATTTTTAATCAACCAGTCATGTTCATACTCAGTATTCACAGCCCAACCTGCTGACACTGCTCCAGCTTCTCGCAATGCATAATATACAGATGATGAACAATCATATGAATAAGGTCCATCACGATGATCCATGCTATAAGTCACATTGCCCTGCTTAGCTCGCATCCAAGCGATAGCTGTCTCAATATTTACTACCATTTTTACTGTCCTTTCCAAGCGTCATTCATCTGCTTGACTGCAGATTCAATAAACGTTTCTAAGTCCATATCGGTCATGTTAATGTTGTACTTACTTAACTCAGCACGGATTTTAGTTCGTGCTTGTTCTAACTTTTCCTCGCCTTTAAAGCCAGTTTCGAATGCGACCTGCTCCACGGCATTGACCGCATTTTTGGCCAAGATTTCGATAATCTTGACCGTCTGTTCGCCACCTTTTTTGATAAAGTAATCTTTTACTGCTTTGATGATGCTGCCTGTCGCTACTGCTAAAAATCCTGTAACAAAAGCAATGATAATTTCGTTAAATTGTGACATGTGTTATTCTCCTTTGTTCTTATCTTCACCTTTCTCAAGCAAGCGCTGAAACGCTTTTAAAATGGGCTGAAAAAGAGTGATATTTCCTTTTAATTTGCGGTAATTTTCAACGAGCGATTGAAAAGTAAATGCGATATACCCGAGATAGATCGAGTACAAGAATGCGAATCCTGTCTTCTCAGGTAAGAGTACGGACATTGGGATAAGGATCATTAGCAAGAGAACCCCTAAAATCTTACGAAGGAGCCCGTTGATGCCGATTTTGCTCTTATACTCGATATCGGGATTGGCGATAGCAGCAATCGTTCCTGTTAAAAAATCAATGATTTCCATTGAGACAATTAAAGCTAGAGCGTACAAGACTAGTCCGTCTTCGGTCTGGACAACGCTACGTAAAAAATTGAAAAATTCGATTTGCATATATCTCCTTTCTAGCGTGGTACTGCTTCAGTTTCAAGCTCGTTGCTTTCCTTTGGTGCTTTAGGTGGTTCCCAATTCCAAATTCCAATTTTTCCGTTTTTGTACAATTCTTCCAACTGTTCTACCGTCTGCCCTTGATAAGTGAATGGCTCTGTGACTTGAATCATAACCCTTTTTCCTTCTTGGAATTTTTCAATATGTTCAGGGTTTTCAATCGTAAAAATGTCTTGAGGTTGGTAAACTTTACCAACTTGGCCAAGGTCTACCAGTTCAAGACCTTTTTTGTAAATTGTCGGATCAAGCGGGTTATCCGTATCAGTAACACGAGCTAATACCGCCCAGTTTGCAATAGCTTTTACTTCTGCAATTTGCGCTTCTTTTTCTGCTAGTTTGGTTTCATATTCTTGAGCCTGTGTGTGCAAATCTTCTTGTAATTTCTTCACACCTTCAGCAGGATTTAGTTCAGTAGCTACCTGACCAAGAACTGCTTCGATAAGAACCTCGTCTGACTCGTTCACACGGTTTCCAACCAGTACACGGTCAAAAGCCGTATATGGATTTTCTTGTCGGATAGCAACGAAAGTACGGTTGTTGTCTTGTAAGTATTTATTTACTACTTTAAATGTCATATATTACCCTTCTTCCTTTGGTTTGTCTAATTCTTCTGCCACTTTGTCAAATAGAGCCTTTAATTCTTCATTTGACTGTAAGACCTTGTTGATTTTTTCAAGTTGGCTATTAGCTTCTTGAAGTTGTGCTTGTGCCTCATCGCGTTCAGTAGTGCTAAATGCTTCTGTAATTGTCTTATTAGCAAGTTGAATTGCTAAATTGTTAATAACTTTATCTTGTGTGTTCATGTTCTACCTTTCTAAATTCTAATAGTATAACGTCCAGGAGCGCCGAGTTTATTATGTTTAAAATGTTTTTCAATACCTATGAAGTTCTTGTCAATTAAATCTAGGATTGTCGCTAAAGATGTTCCACGGAAATAAATATTATTCAAATTTGAAATTGTACGGTTTTCGGTGTTCACGGTAATTCCACCACCTAGCGAATTTGGCATAAAGTCCATCAATTTTCCATAAAATGTAATAGCTGTCTGAATATTTTCGCCTTGCCTACCGTTCCAGATTTGAATACCTGCCGAAGTATGTTCAATCCCTGTAACTCCGTTACGGTTACTCATAAGTTGAGTATATGCACCGTCAACCCCATTAAGTGAGCCTTGACCAAAAATAAGGAATTGCATAGGTTTTCCAGGGAATCTATTTCGTATTCCGACGGCTTCCTTGTTCATATCAATCCAACCAGTCTGTAAATCAAAATCAGTCACGCTGTTTAGTGATGAAATTTTTCCACCTCTGATATTATTGCCTGTAAAATCAATGGATTGAATCTGAGTAATGGTCGCTTGTTTCGCAAACAGTTCATTGATGAATGCCTGTTGTGATACTAACCGCTGAATGAATGCAGTATCAAATTTTACTTTTTCAGCCGTGACTGCTTCAGCTCCTAAGATAGTAGTAGTGACCGAGCCAGCTTCAAAGTTGGCTGTTTTTAGCTTATCAATCATAGCTGATTTAATAACTGCATTATCAATCAAGGTGTCACCTGTAATATGAGTAGCTCTACCAATAATACGGTTATTACCATTAGCAGCGAAATTGATACCGTTGATTATGTCGCCTGCGCTATTTAAGTTTTGGATTGCGTATGAACCAGCAAGCTGTGTGACTTGTGTTCGTGTTGCTTCTAAACCTTGAGCAATCTGTATCGCTCTTGTCTGTGCATCCGTAGCAAGTCCTTTAGCTTCGTCTGTGGTCTTGTAAGCATCATCGAATTGACTTGGTTTGTATGGCCCAGTTCTACTACCTCTAACTAAAATAGGTTCCTTGAACTCAATCCAGCCATTCTTGGCCATGTAAATATAGAACGGATAGTGCCCTTTTGGGTCTTCACCAAAAGCAAAATCCTCTTGAACCGTGAAAGTGCGTTGAAAATCTTGCCATTCATCGCTTGCGGGAGTCTGTGCATTTGCCATATCAGCCGATAATAACATTTTATTATCAACGTGATTTTTTACTGTGAAAACAAAGTTAGTATCAACTTTTTCACGAATACGATATTTAAATCCGAGTGTATAAGTTTCGCCACGATAAATTTTCTTCACATAAATTGGGAGTGTAAACCCACTAAAATTATAGCTTGTTAACCCTTCCGCCTTGATTGTGAAAACACCCTCGTTTACTGAAATATTAACGCCATTCCTGTTTGGATTAACAAGCGAATGCTTATCCATTGTCATAGAATTAACAATCAAGTTGTTATCATCTGTGACGTACTTACCTACCTCAGTCTGAAAAACTTGATTACTCATGACCAATCGTGAAACGTTTTTTGATATGTCGCTTTCAACACCACCCAAAATGCGCTCATAAAGTTCAGCCGTTTCTTTGACACGTTGGAATTCTACTTGATCGACCTTGCCAGCCATTCGATTAAAAAGATTTCCTATACGTTCACTGACTGCTTGTTTGTATTCTGCAAATCGATCGTCATTATCGTTTAGCTTATTCAAGCTGTTATTGGCGATTATTTTAGCTTCTTTAGCTAAATCTTCACTTGCTCCAGCTTTTTTCAAGGCTTCTTCTGCTTTTGCTTTGGCTTCGTCAAAACCTGTCGGGCTGAAGTCGCGAAACCTTCGATTGATTTCATCGGATAGAGCACGCTTGTCTTGTTCGTTTTTAGCTTTGATGGCATTCACTTCATCTGTGAATTGATTAGTTAATTCTTCTTTTTTTCGGTCAAAGGCAAGGTCAGCATTCTTAAGTTCTCTCTCTAACTGTCGCTCAAAATTACTTTGAAATTGCTGAGTTTCACCTTTGACAGCATCACTCACGACATTCCCGATCGCATGTGCAAGACCCGACTTGAATTCACCAAAACCAATAGACTTCAATTTCTTGGCCATTGGGGAGTAGGTGTATTTAGTGATTTTCTTCCTTACATCCAAATCGAATGTCTCATGGTAGACACCTACAACATCGAACATTTGGACAGGTACATCACTTTGACCTACAACATCAATTTCAAGGCTATCTTCCATCAAGTCACATAGACTAGTTCTGAAATATTGCTTGCCATATTCTCTAAGGCTTGCTTCATCCTTAACATCTTGGTCGTTGACTTCTACAACATCCTCATAAATCTGACTGTATTTATTGATTAAGGGGCTATCGACAACCACTTTATAATGCTTATCATCAGCATTCTCTCCCTTACCTTTAACAGTCGTTTTAAAAGTAATTCGAGTCTTCAAAGACTTGGTAGATGTCTTGTGTTGGTAGCTAGACAGGTTTTTCTTGTACATAAAAAGCGATTCATTCTCTGAACCGCCATTTTTTAAGAGTCGAACCTGATAACCATGTCTGACTAAATCACCACCCCACTGACCTAGAATAGAGTGTTTATCCTTGGTCAAAACTTCCATAGCGTTCTTAGTGTCAGTATTAAAGCTATGTCTATCATCAATATCTGAGAAAAACGAGAATGGATTGTCACGAGTGATGCTTCCTGCAAAACGACTTAAAGCAGTTGAGCCAGTCTCTCTGTCAAGATTGATTGGATGTACAACATAGTGATTTAACAAGGTCATGACTTGATTGGCATAAACATGAATATATCCATGTTGTTTCTCAACTTCAAAAATTACAAAGTCTTGCTCACCATGTAGATCATCGGCAGTCAAGAATGTTTCTTCCCTTAACCTCTGCCACAAAATGTTGTTAGTAGGGAATTTAAATGTTAATTGATAGGTATTTCTATCTATCTGAACTATTTCGTCATCATAGGCAGCATTCAGAGGTACATTCCCTTCTGTTAAATAAATCATACTAGATACCTCCAATTAGGACGAATAGTCACCTTACGTACATTTCCTGTAAATGTCACACCGTTACGACCAACAGGGATTTCAAAGAACCCACCACGCTTGCGTAGTGTGTTCTGCACTGCACCATTGGCATTAAAGATGTTCTGCTTTCCTTGTCTACAGTCAATCGTAGCCTTACCAATGATTGACAAATACATGGTTTTACGTCCAATAGTGAGTGATACATCTCCATTTCCCTCGATCTCGATGATAGGCTCTGAATAGACCGTACCAATATTCTCAATTGTTCCAGCGCTTGTTAATACGATTGGTGCGACATTCTTCAGATACCTGAACGGTTGCATGTCTAGTTTGATTTCCAACTTCCAAGCATGATTCCCAAACGGTTCAAAACTAGCAGTAAGGAAGTTTGCATAGAATAACGACCCCAACTGATAGCTAAACTCTAAAACATTATCATTCGATTGAAACTTATCAAGAATACTTGAAATCTCAACCATTTTTTTAACGTGGAGAGTGAAGG